GCCGGGACGAGGTGATGTCCGGTTTCTGTTTTGATCTTGCAAGGCTTGTAGGTTACGAAGCCAAGCGGGGTGTAAACGATGTGCAGTTGTTGCAGATGCCTGGAACGCTGATCTTCACCCAGCGGGAGAAGTTGGCGCAGGAAGCGTTAGAGTGGGGTGCGGATCAATTGTTGTGGATTGACTCGGATCAACGGTTCCCAGCTAATACGCTGGAGATCCTGCAATCCAGACAGGTGTCGATGATTGGTGTAAACGCTACGACCAGACGGGAGCCGATCCTTCCTACTGCGTTAAATCTCAAGATCGAGCGAGAGATGCTCAACGGCAAGGCTGAAGGCGAGCCTTATCAGGTCTGGCACAAGGTTGAGAGCAGGAACAAGAAGGGAATTGAACAAGTGACAGCGGTTGGATTTGCTTGTACACTTGTCAGCAAGGAAGTGTTTGAGAAGGTTCCCCGTCCTTGGTTTGACATTATCTGGACGGATCATGGGAACGTTATTGGGGAAGACGTTACTTTCTGTGTTCGGTGCATGGAAAACGACATTCCCGTCTGGGTAGACCACGAATTGTCGATGCACATCGGGCATATCGGAGTCAAGACATTCGGATGGGACGACGTAAAGCATGGCCCTAACGACCTACAGCGATCTGCAAGCCGCAGTCGCAAACTATCTCGCAAGAAGCGATCTAAGTAGCCAGATTCCTGATTTCATTCGGCTGGCTGAGATCCGCTTACGGAGAGAGCTTCGCATCCGTCAGATGCTGAAGAACGTCACCACCTTGACCACGAGTGGTGATGCGACGGTGCAGCTACCGTCAGACTTTCTCCAAATGCGTGACTTGTACATCGACGGAGACCCGCTCCAGCCGGTGATCTACCTCACTCCGTCATTGTTTACGAGCAACGCTCAGTCTACGTACTCTGGCAAGCCAACTCGCTACACGATCCTGGCAGACGAGTTCAAGTTCGCTCCCTACCCTGACACTGCGTATACGCTGTATATGCTTTACTACGCTTCGCCACCCTTCCTCTCGAGCACGCAGACGACAAACGTCTGGACGGCCAACGCGATGGATTGTTTGCTGTATGGTTCGCTGGGTGAGGCCGAACCGTATCTTATGAACGACGCTCGATTACAGACCTGGGCGACGTTGTACCAGCGTGGCATTAACAGTCTTACGAAGTCTGACGACGACGCTGAGTTCAGTGCATCACCGTTGACGATGCGAGTGAGTCGATAATGGCGCTCGTACTAAAAGATCGCGTCAAAGAGACGACTTCTACCCAAGGAACGGGAGCGATTACCCTGCTGGGTGCTGTGCAGGGGTATCAAGCCTTTTCGTCTATCGGGGTGGGGAACACGACCTATTATTGCATCCAGGACACGGCTGATTGGGAAGTCGGTATTGGTACGGTCGGAGCCGGATCGCTCACTCGAGATACCGTTCTTGCAAGCAGCAACAACGGAAGTCTCGTCGGGTTTGGGTCTGGCGTAAAGGATGTGTTCTGTACTTACCCTGCTGGCAAGTCAGTAAGCACTGACAGTCTGCCGGTGACGGGTGCGATCAGTAGCGCCTCGCCTAATGCCACGGTAAACGTCGCAAGTCTTACGTCTGCTGTAACCACGACTAACGGCGACCTTGCGTTAGTAAAAAAAGGTGCTGGTGCGCTGCTTGCACAGGTTCCGACAGGTACGGCTGCTGGTGGCAATAAGCGTGGCCAATATGCCGTTGACTTGGTTGGGTTTAGGAGCAATGCTGCAAATGTTGCAAGCGGCGACTACTCCGTTCTTGGTGGCGGGTATGACAACAAGGCTTCCGCTTCTTACAGTGCTGTTGCAGGTGGGCAGGGAAACTTTGCAACGGGAAACAGTTCGTTTATTGGCGGTGGCATAGATAACCAAGCGAACAACATCTCCAGCGGTGTTGCGGGAGGCCGGTTGAATGTAGCCAGCGCAGATTACGCAATGGTTGGCGGAGGCCGGGAAAACGTCGCGTCTGGTGGGTATTCGTCTGTTGGTGGCGGGATTAGCAATACCGCTTCTGGGCTATGGTCTGGTGTTGGATCAGGGTTAAACAATATCGCAAGCGGTGGCATTGCTTATGTTGCCAGCGGTGGCGCAAATACTGCGTCTGGGGATTACTCTTTTGTTGCTGGTGGCTCAGACAACGTAGCGTCAGGGAATGTGTCTGCTGTGGTCGGTGGTGTTTACGGCACTACTCGAGGGATCATTGGCTATCTAGTCACTCCTGCTAGTGACACGCCGATTGAAGCAAAAGCAGGTGTGCAGCAGTCTGGGTGCTTGATTGTCGGAGTGCAGACTACCAATGCCACTGCGACAAAGTTGCGCAGCAATAGCAGTGCTGCTGGGGCAACGAATCAACTGATCCTGCAAAACAACTCTGCTGCCTTGTTGTACATTGATCTGATCGGTTGGGATCAAACGGATTACATAACGGTCAACGTTATCAACGGGCTGATCGTTCGCGGTGCCAATGCTGCATCAACAGTTCTTAAGAGTCCTGGCTATCAGAACTATGAGAAAAGCACCGGCGCATCGACGTGGCTGATGGCGCTTTCTGCTGACACGACAAACGGTGGATTGGTTATTACCGTGACGGGGCAAGCAAGCAAGACGATTCGATGGGTGGCGAGAATTTTTGCCACTGAAGTAGGCTTCTGATGTTCGGGATTGCAGCATTCTCTGAAGTACCGTTCAGTTCTCTGCCGACGAGCGGTGGGATATGGCAAGAGATACGAGGCGATAGTAACAACTGGACTCGTGTTGATCTGAATATTGCCGACCCGATCCCGTCTTTGTCGTTGAATTTTGTGACTGGATCGTATGAGGTTGTTGATACGCTTTTCGAGTATGATTCACTTTGGAAGTCAGCATCGTCTGGCTCTAACACTTGGGTTGTGAGGTAAAAATGCCTGCTCCGTATTCAATGACTCCAGACAGTTGCGCTCAGAATGCGTTTGCTGTCACTGCGTCCGACACTGTTGACCTTCCTGCACCTGCTCGTGCGCTGTATGTAGGTGGGTCTGGTAACGTCAAGATCAACGACAGTGGCAACGGTGCTGTCACCTTTGTAGCGGTTGCTGCTGGCTCGATTCTGCCGGTGATGGCTCGCAGGGTGTACGCCACTGGCACTACGGCAACCAACATTGTTGCGCTGATCTGAAATGCTGATCGGACTGAATCTAAAGCTACCTCGTCCGAATCTTGTTTCGGGTGTTGGTGGTGGTGCGGGTGGTGGGCCGATCCTGGCGTTAGAGCCGAGTTTATTCTTGGACTTCTTGGCTGGCCCTACGAGTTCGCTCGGCAACTACCAGGATGCCAGTCTGGATCTCAACTTTGTAGAACCACAATTTGATATTGCTGCGACCGCTGACGGTGCCTACGGGTACGGGCGCTATTTGGTAGCGGGGTAATCATGGCACTCATTCAGAAAGCATTCAGCGACATCATCACCTTCAGCCGGTCGAGCAACGCCACCAGGGTCGGGCCGACGGGGGTGCTGGAGTATGCGCCGCATAATTTGATCTTGCAGAGTCAGACGTTTGATAATGCTAGTTGGACTGCTGGCAATGCGACTGTGACGGCTAATGCTGCTTCGGCGCCGGATGGAACTGTTACTGCTGATGTGTTAACGGAAAACTCATTGTTTGCCGCACATAGAGTTTTCCAAAGTGTAACCACAACAGCAATTCCGTACACTGCTTCCTGTTACTTAAAAGCCGGTAGTAGAAATTGGGGTTACATAAGGATCAGAGATTCAGGATCAACCGATAGGCTAGCTTTTTTTAATCTCGCTACTGGGGTTCTTGGCGCTACCGGTACTGGTCTTGCGTCAACCATTCAATCAGTTGGAAACGGATGGTACCGATGCACAGCAACGCTTTCATCTCCGCTTGCAGGATCTAACCCAATTGTAATTGGGGTGAGTTCCGCTGATGGCACAGAAGATTACACTGGCAACGGAACTGGAAACATCTATCTCTGGGGCGCCCAACTCTCCGTCGGCCCCTACGCTCTCGACTACACGCCCACCACCAGTGCCGCAGTGTACGGCCCGCGGTTTGACTACGACCCGGTGACGCTGGCGGCTAGGGGGTTGCTTATTGAGGAGCAGAGGACGAATCTGGTGACGTATTCAGAGACGTTCAGTAACGCCGCTTGGACGAAGAACAATTGCACGATTTCAGCATCCGCTGCGCCAAGCGGTGAGAACACAGCGTCTTTATTGGTTCCATCAAGTAACGGCAACGCAAATCTATACAACGCCGTGACCGCATCATCGGCCGCGTATACCGTCAGCGTTTACGCAAAGGCTTCCGGCAAGTCTTGGGTGTACGTTTTAACACCCGCAGGATCATCTAGTGCGCTTGCTTATTTTAATGTCTCGACTGGAGTGGTTGGGTCTACTGTTGGGAGTGTTACCGCATCAATTACTCCAGCTGGAAACGGTTGGTATAGATGTCAGATTACGGGGACAACTGCTTCAAGTTACTGTCAATTCGGAGTATGTGATGCCGACGGATCTCTAACCGCCACTGTAAGCGGAAGTAACGGTGCGATATTCTGGGGCGCCCAACTCGAAGCCGGCTCCTTCGCCACCAGCTACATCCCCACAGTCGCCGCCTCCGTCACACGCAGCGCGGATGTTGCGAGTGTGGATACGTTGTCGCCGTGGTATTCAAGCACTGAGGGGACGTTGTTTGCTGAATACGATACGTCTATTGCTGGTGGTGGACCGTATCAAGCCGAATTAAATGACGGGACTGCAAATAACAGGATTACTTTATATGTAAGCGCTGGCGTTCAACGCACATATGTTGCAACGAGTGGTGCTGCACAGGTTGATATAGGTGTTGGTAGCATTTCAAATAATGTCGTCTACAAAACCGCTGTTGCGTATAAAGCCAATGATTTTGCTATTACCGTCAATGGTGTCAGCCCAACAACAGATACAAGTGCAACGATTCCAACGGTAAATAAACTTGTGCTTGGCGCATACAATTCTGATTCATTAGCAAATTTACTTAACGGGCATCTTCGTCGCGTCGCCTACTACCCCCGCCGCCTGACCAATGCCGAGCTTCAAGCCCTGACCGCGTGAGGACACCATGCTTGACGATCTCCCCTTGACCCCTCCCGTGCCGCTCTGGAACGACCTGATGCTGCGGTTCGCAGACGAAGCTGAGGCCACCGAGCAGCTGCTCGCAGCTGGGCTCCTCATCGAGACGCAGGCTCTGCTGGACGCCGAAGGCGCTACCCTGCAACCCGCTGGCTACGCATCCGCTCCGGGCGCATCCATCGACACGGTGGGCGTGATCTACAAGCCCACGGGCAACATGATCGAGACCGACATGGGCGAGCAGCCCGAGATGGCTCCGATCGACGGCTGGCACGTCAACGTCAGGCTGAAGGCAGATCAGGCTACTCCTGCCAATCTTGAGCAGTACAAAGTCGCTCCTGCAAACCCCGTTCGAGTTTGGGCGTGAGAGTAAATTTCGGTCAGTGGACACCAGACCGTCCGGGTATTGC